ATTTAATAATGATTAATATATTTTATGAAATCAAAAAAATAAATGTAAAGATATATTAAATTAAATTAACTCGAATGGAACTTTATTTTCAGCTTATGATGGACAAGATGATATATACCATTATATTGTTGGGTGCTTTGAACTGGGGTTTGATTGGAGTGTTTAAGTTTAATCTCGTGACTTTTGTTTTGACATACTTCACGAATTTGCAACAATTTAATAGAGTTGTGTATGCCATAGTAGGACTCGCTGCGCTCTTTAAGATATTCAATCGCGATTATTACCTGCCGTTTTTGGGGCATGCGGTATTTCCTTGTGATTCTTTAGAGATCAAAACACCAGCTAATGCTAACATCGCGACCAAGATAAAGACGAAGCCCCGCGTTAATGTCATCTACTGGGCGTCGGAGGGAACAAACGACATCATTGTGCAGAACCCTTGGAAGGCATATGATAAATACAGTAATGCGGGTGTTGCTGTGTCGGATGAGAATGGTAACGTGGTGTTAAAAGTAAGACAACCAGTGGGATATAAGGTTCCTTCTGGATTCACGCTTAAGCCACATATTCATTATAGAATTTGTTTAGGAAATGGTATGTTATCTCCTATAAAGACAGTGTTTTTTAAATGAGGATGTAAGGAACAAATTTGGATGATAACCCAAAAATTCAAGAAAATATTATTACAGAACATATTAAATGTGATAGCGATTCTCATTGAAGTGAAAGTATATTTATGTTTTTTATCTTCATTTAATTTTAATGAAATTCTAAACGGTAGTATCAACTACATCAAACTGTAAAGTTCCATTAGGTAAGATAGTGACAGTGTAACCAATAGTAGCAAAATAGTCTAAGATGACGTTACTATTCGCGAATGTATCTGATGTTGGTTTAACCCAGAAAGACACCGTTGATTCAGTTAGCGTGCCAGCTGTCGTAGTTTCCATACTGGCTAATTGAGTCTCAGATAGTTGAAGTGTAGTGTCGCCGTCAAATACAATAGATGCTTCACCAGTCGCCGTGTCAGTTGGATCAAGAAGTGTAGTGATTTGCTCAGTAGTGAGAGATCCAACAGAGTTAGTAAATACCAAACCACCCGTGTTATCGAATGAAATCTGTAAAACATTACCACCAACGGAATATAATAAGCCAACATCATCGGCAGTCAGGACACTATTATACACCCTAGTATCATCCAAGATTCCCTTGAAATTACTGCCACTTGTAGGTGCTCCACCAATGTAAAAGAATGGTTGCGAAGTTGATGGATGTGTTGCTCCACTCACATTCATCACATTAGAACCATTCCAATATACATTTATGCTACTGCTTGAAACAGTATCGACAGTCATTGCCAAATGATTCCAGTCATTCGAAGAATATTCCATCATGACTGATGATACATTTGATGTCGCACCCCACCGCGCGATCACACTTTGATCCTTTACTCTTAGGTAATGCTCCGCATCATAATAAAACAGCGACTTATAAGCTGTCAACGAATCAGTGTTGTGGGATTTCAACCATGTGGCAAATGAGAATTCCTCGTGATTAGACATAGAAACACTGCTAACCTTAAGACTGTGATTATCACCGACATTCGAGTTCAAGAACACCGCATTCGATCCCACGAAACCAGGCACGAACGTCACACTACCAACACCCTCAGTAGTCGCATGAGGAGGACCTATGTTGTTATTGAGAGAAAGCAGATCATAATTGAAGAAATGTGTAAGAACACCGCCAGTTCCAGATGAATCTACCACATCAGATGTGTCTACAGGATATTCTGTAATGAATGGAATTATCACGCTTGCTTCATTATTGTCAGCATCTCTTACCATGACATGCACATTGTATTCAGTTCCAGTAGTAATGGCATTACTGTTTTTGTCTGTGGTGAAAGTTACTGTATTTAATGTCGATGCAACACCTCTTGGAATATTATTTGATGAGAACACATTCGCTCCGAAGTTTTTAGCATTTACCAAGTTATCAAAAGTCACCGCGTCACTTTTTATAGCGACGCCCACATAGTATGAATATATACTGTTACTATCACCTACTTGTAAGCCATTAACCGTTACATTTGATAACGTTGCCGTTGCTACTGGAGTGTTGAGAATTTCAGGTAGTATAGAATCTGTTGTGAATACAACACCTTTATTAACATTTGGTTGCACATACGTTTTCTTCGGTAGAGCATTACTATTAGCATCGAATAGTTGTCCTTTGATGAAATAATCTAAACCTGGGCTCAATCCTGAAAGTGTAGCTGTTTGTGTTGAAATACTTGAAAAGTCTAATATGATGTTAGAAGTTATGAAAGTCTTGCCAACATCTTCTCCCGTATCATTTGAACCATCGTTACTCGCCTCAAATACGAATTTCATCTTTTCATTTGATGCTACATCGTATGTCAATTTAATATTCATTGTGATATTAGAGTCATCAACATCATATACATTGAAGAAATCCCAGACAGGTGCAACCGAATCTATTTGTAGTGTGCTCACAATTGTCTCAGGTGTCGGTCGGGTGTTCAACTTCAGCAGCAGATTGTCTTTTACGAAAGTTTCATTAGTGACTCCAGTAGAAGGTATAGTCATAGTAGATGACCACTGTGTGAAATTGGTTTGCGTGAAAGACTGATCAACAGTGTATAGTTTCAATGATAATCTCTCAGCCGATGTTTGATAGTTTGTTTTCCAAGATATAGCTAATTGATCATCTGATTTGACAAACGACGAAGAAGTATTTTTATTATTGACTATTGCAATATCTTGAATCGTATAAGTATAATTGTGAACGCTGCTGAAAGTGATCAGGTTAGAATCAAAGGCATAATCTCGAATCATACCTATGAATGTAAGACTTGCAGTATCTATTGGTATATCGACAATGTTAGATGTAGCGCCATCATATGATTTAACCACCTTAGGAGCTGCGCCATCGACGTTGAATAACCCATCGGCGTTTAACATCGTAAGCTTTGATGACACAACATTTGTTGGTGTATTTTGAGCCACGTTTTGGAATCGTTTCGTGTTTGGAGTGTTTATGAAGAAGGTTTTGATGTTGTTCTCATTTAATTCGAAGACGTTGCTGTGTAAAACAGCAAGATATATATCATATTCAGAGTTCAAATCGTTCGCTACGAGCCCAGATAGTTGAATACTCGGTCTATTATTCATGATAGCGTCAACTGTGCTGAAAGATGTTGTAATGGGATCGAAATTAGATGTCTTGATACCTTCCTCTAACCGAATGACATAGTTTTGTCCCAAATCATTTGACACATCAATCTTGACGTTGTATGTGAAACCCTCGTCAAGAGAATTGAATGAGATGGTGGTAGGGAGGTCCGCATACTTTGCATTCTGAAATGACTTAGTCGCAGTATTGATGATGTTATTACTAGCATCGAACAACTTGATCATTAAATCTACATTACTCGTCTTTGCTATAATGCTGTCTTCCGCTAATAGATTAATAACATTTAAATAATTTGTGGATGTAATATCATTGCCATTCAGAACAGTGAATACGTTAGTTTGAAAAAGCCCAGACACATTAGGAACACTTGAACCGCGAAGTAAAACACTGTTGTTGTTTGTAAGTGTCCTGACTGGAACGGGGTTGTCCAATCGAGAAGCTGGTAATTTGACGGTGGCTGCAACATAACCATCGTATGTCTCGTTATTCACATTGTTCGATAGGGCATACGTTATCGTAAAAGTGAGGTTATCTGTGGTGGCGATCTGAAAATTTGGAGCTGCAACGGCTGTATCACTATTGATGTCTATTCTGAAATCTGAAACAATTGAGGAGTGTACTTTATAAGTAGATTGAAACGTGATGGTCACACTGTTTGTTTCAGAAGCTATAGATGTGTTGGCGGTGAAATTGGACACCATAGATACAAATGTAATGCTGTTATCAACGTGGAATCTTAGAGTCGTCGACAGTGCGCTGGTCTTGGCAAGGGTAACATTGTCATCTGAATCCTTTAGCATCGCGTAGAAGTATATGTATTTATCAGCTTGAATATCTTCGCCATTTGTCAGTTTGTTTGACGCTGGAACATCAAATGTAGAAGTAGCTGTGGTGAAAGTCTGAAGTGTTCCATTACTAACCACGGCAGTCTTAATGGCATTATCGTTAGCCAAAGGGACATCGGTGACCAAATAATAGAGTTTCATGGGGTTGGCAACATCGACGACAGCGTTTTCAGACATGTTGGTGAGCTTGAAACCGTGAGTCAATCCCGAAGTCCTGGATACATCTATCGCCATCGTGAAATCTCCTGGGGCTGTTATATCCGTTGTTCTTATTTTAGTGTTGGTGTAATGTCTTAAAAGATTCGTATTAATTTCTATGGGCAAGTTGCTTGCCGTAGTATTAGATACGGTATCTGTAACAGATGCTGATATGTTATAATATACACCATCATCTAATCCTGTTAGTTCGTATGTTGTGTTAAGCGTTGGATCATCAACACTTAAAGAAGCAACAGTTAAGTTATTAGATTTAGCGAAAAATGTTACATTATAATCATTAAAAGTTGATTTTCCAGTATCAGTGGCATATGACCCATCGTTAATAGCATCGATGGTGAATCGGATATTACTTGCACCTATATAAGTGATTTTATAATCGACTGTTGGAGCTGTTGAATCTACATACATTTTATTGGAAACTGGATTGATGCTATATTGTTTCCCTAAATATTCGATGTTGTATTTTAAGAATGTATTCGTCGTAGTTAGTTTATCGAGATTACTGAATTTAAAATTCATTTGTAAATTATTATTTATAGAAACGAACTCACCTACGTTCGAAAATTGTGAATCATGTGCGTTGCTTAATGAAACTCTGAGATCATTGCCTTCAATTAAATCATTGTTAGTTTTGAAAACTGCATGAATTATTTGTGTGCTTTGATTATTGCATATGTCGGTTAGGTGGTTGGTGGCGTTTGAGAAAGTAACGTGGTTGAAGTTAGTGGATAGTTTATCCATGGTAATTCCTGAATATATTGAAATCTTATCTGTAAATACGATGTTCTTCGCTAAGTCCATTTTGTTATTATAGCCGCTTTCGTTAGTGGTTCCAGTCGTTCCGAAAAAGATAACAAAGTCGAGTATATTAACGTTAGTAAAGTCGAGAACATCAGTAAATCTACATATGAGTAAATCATTCATATATAGAGTGGCGCGATTTCGAATAGATTGATTAGGATCATAGTTGAATTGGAATCGAGCATTTGTGAATCCATTGCTGACTGCGCTGAGTGGAACAAGCTTAATAGTGGCGTCATGAGTAACTACACCTAATACAATTACACCGTTAGAAACACCTATAGTGATTGCGTCGTATAACTGCGAGTATGTTTTATTACCGATGGTCATGTAGTTATATTTGGTGTTATTGGCTACGTTCGTATCGCTCATTGTGAATTCGATGGTAAAGGCCCTGTTTGTATCATGAAACGCGTTAAGATCAACGTAACCGTATTTTGCTGTGCTGCCGTCTAATGTATATTGATTACCGGATATATTAACCAAGGCATCATTCTTGTTTATCAATGAATATGTGTTGCCATTGGTATCATTTCCTGAGATTTGACCATTACTAATATTCAATTCTAATAATTTAGACATGGTTTTAATTTATAAAATCTTTTTATTTGAATTAAAAAAATTAAAGGGCTACTTTTACGTATTTAAACAAAAAAAGCATTTAAAGAGTTAAGTAAGCAGTGAATGCGCTACTTTTTATTGATATTTCCAAAAGATTTGTGTCAAGTTTGATTGCTGACTTAGTTGCGTCGTTGCTGATACTGGTCATTATTGTTTGAACTGAAGTCTTTTCCTGAGCATTTAAAGGTTTAAGTGGTTTGCCATATTTGAGATATGCAAAGGTAAGTTCAACGAGTTTTTGAATCCAGTTCTCCCCAGTGTTTGTGCCTGTTGTGTATTTGGTATAAAGTTCAGCTACATTCGTCCATTTTAATTTAGTTTTTAACATTTCATACGAGTCTGCTTCTAACTTGGTGAATGACGGCGTATAGATGTTCTTCCACTTAATCACTCTGATCGCTGGATAGAATGATTTGTTAAACCCTTGCACTGTGCTCATGTCTCTTATAGGAGCTATCGTAACATTATCTTGTGTTGAACCAAGTAGAGGGTTTGTTGGTTCATGTCTGTAAACTTTATTAGAAACACGGTTAGCTTGTAAGGATGAAATGTAATAATCATATGAAGATAAATTATCACTTAATTGAGATTCGAACAAAATAGGCAAGTTATAATAGGATATAAAGTCGACAATGTATTCATTCTTAGACAAAGGTATGACCTGATCCTTGAGATTATACATACTCGCGAATTGTGGGTCTGAGAGTTGGACGTAGTTCTTTAAGTTGCATAATCCAGACAGTTTGTTAGATTGATCGAGGTAATATAATGAACCAACGTTGTCAAAATCGGATTTAAACTTGAGTCTGCCATCTTTCTTATTTACATCTAAAATATTGAGAGGAAATACGTCTCTAATTGTGGTGTTTGTTTCAATAGGTATTAGAACTTGTTTTGTGGGGGTTAAAATGATGTTGATTGCATTATTATCGAGTCGTTTGTTTAATCTGTTTGTTTTTTGGGCTTCAGTAAATAAGGTAACAACACCTGTAGAATCGAATTCATATAAATTATTTGTTCTTGTGGCGGTAATGAAAGTGTTTAAGTTTAAAGAGTTACTTGTGTTGAAGAGTTTGCCCAACTCGAAGTTAGCATTGGTTATAGAACTGATGCTGTTAGAGCCACTGTTGTTACTTGAGATGTTTAGAACATAATCAGTCAGAAATCCGAAATCATCGTTGTTTTTTGTTACAGCTGTAGAAGCTTGTAGCTTTGCTATGTTTTCGATTTTGGTAAATATTGTATTATCTACTATTGTTTCGCCACCAGCACCGTCGTCAAATTTCAATCCAGTGTTATTGAAAACGGCTGATCCTATACTAATACCTGTGTTCGCACCGATGGTTATTCTGGTGTTTATATTACTTCCGATTCGCATTGGTTTGTCTGTTGATAAAAAACCTTGATTATCACTCAAACTCACTGTGCCAACGTGAATCGTCCCTGCTGATACGAACAGTTCTTTAAATGGTTTTTCTAATGAACCTAATGATAAGTTTGAGTTTCCTGGTATAAGATCGGTATTAATAAAGTCCACACTTAAGTTAGAAGTTACCAAGTTTGACAAGCTCAGTTGTCCACTCATTTTAAATTTTATTAATATTTAAATCTTTGACCGAAGTATATAAATGTTTATTTTTTTAACTCATATAAATTAATAGGATAAATACTAATATGGCGCCAATTTTTTTAATGCTTGCATATAGTGAACTTCCTACTAAACTTCTATTCATGACAATCGTCCTGGCGATAATATCCTTTCTCATATATATTTTCATGGAGTTCTTCTCCAAGAATAGGTTTAGAGGCATTAGTCTCGGTGTATTCTCAAAGATGATTTCTCTGAACGATTACATTGAGAAGTTCAATAGCGAATTGTTCATGGATTTTGAAAACATAGCGACTTATAATGCAAAAAATATCGACTATTTGTATAAGGGCGACGCTATTATATCTGAGATCACCGATTTCATGAAGTCTATAAAGTCTAACAGGGACACTTTCAACCATGTGATGTTCTCCTTCTTCAAACCTAACAACTCTTTCATAACGTCGAGCAACGATGGTGCGGTCATAAACACCGATGGACCAACGGCGCGATTGCGGTTGATAATGGAGAAACTATACAGAGATGAGTTTCACAATGCATTCGGAGCATGGCTAAACTACAATTCCATATGGAATTTCATAAACAAAGACTCTAATACATTACTCGACACACTGGTTTTCAACTACATCTCGGATGATCAATTCGTATCGACTCAACATAATGTAAAAGCTGATTATGTTATATATTATAACAAGTTAAAGGCTGTTAAGCTCAGTAGGGGCGCAAAGAAATCTACTGAACTATTTAATCAACTTATGTTTTCTAACGATGACATTACCGCGCTGAGTAACATGTTGAAGCGGACGATAAAAGATGAACTCATGAGAGGTTTAGACTTGAGTGAAGATAAAAGAGACGCTATTGATAAAATGATGTTCGTAGGCCCTACGAAAAACTCTACGAATTACGGCAATATCTCACTTGATACATTTGAAGACGAATATTCTGTGTTAGACGATAAGCCGAATGTCGGTTTGAATACTCTATCGAGAATGGGAATATCGATAGATATGTTGAACAATCTAAAAAATCTAAACAATGCTATCAGTTTCGTAGATACTCTTACTGTGCTCTCTAAGGCAAATTATAACGTTTCTAATGGTATGTTTAATTCGAATGTGAATAATCTGCATAGATCTGTCATAGAGGCTGTTTCACAGGCGAGCAAAAAGTCTAATATACAAGAGAAATACATGCTTGTTCATAATGCGTGTTATACGTTGTTCAACGAATTATTCTATTTTAAGTATGAGAAAGAAGGACATAATGTGTTTCTGTTTCATAAGAATACGGAGACCTTTGATGAATCGAGGGGGAAAACCCATGCGATATGGAGATTATGCCACTTGTTCTTTAACTTGCACATGATGAATTGTTTCAAGTTACAGGTGACTGGTGCGATATCTTTCATGGATGATAATGAAGTATTCAAAAAAGAAATTGATTTCATAACGGATGCTCACGTTAGTATAGCGAGGTTGAAGTATCTCATTCAAGATTATTTCATCATCATACAGCAGTATAATGATAAGCAGTATCCAGATGAGAAGGATGTAAAGGACTTCTGGGAGAAGCGTGTAAATGCTTTCGGATTTGTTGTGGCGAGAACAAAAGAGAACAGACCGCGAAATGTTCCAGATAGTGAATATGGGAAGGCGAAGGTGAATAGGCAACGTTCAGATGATATGTGGGAGGCGGATACGGATTATGTTTTACAGAAGAATACTCCATTGGCTTTATACTTAGAGTATTTAAAGGCAATCTTTATACAGTTCAAACATCCGCGTATTCCCTTCTTTCAGAGCATAATGGCTTATATACGATACATGATCCCGCCACCGAATGTTCTTTTGGATAACTTTATGAATCAGATAAAAGGCACACCTGCTGTATCATCTAACACAGGCAATTCTATTGAATACGATTTTTCTTTTATATATAATCCTTATTATGATGGTTTAGGTAGTGGTCTAGATAAGTTTGAATCGTTGGAGGATTCTGCTGTGCGAATGACGAGCACTATAGACTTGAAAACACATGGGGATAAGATAGTCACGGCGACTGAGGTGACAAATCAGGTTATAAACGAGAAAAGAACAGAGACTATTACGAATATGGACAAAGCTCAGATAGAAGCGGATAGAACATCTGATGAGACTGTAGAAGGTGAAGGTGAAGGTGAAGATAAAGGTAAAGGTGAAGGTAAAAGCACACTTCCTGTTAGAATTAATCCAAGGGATGGTAAGTCAAGTAAGCCTGCGTCTACACCTAAATATGGCACAAGAGATAAATTTGGTGATAGTAAGCCGAGTAGTAGTAGTCCTGCACCTAACAAAAAGAAAGGTGGAATAAGAGGGTAGATGCTCTTGAAATCATTTTTATATCTTTTAATAATTAATTAATTATAGCAAAGAATGTCGGATTTTTTTAAAACTTTATTCGCGCTTCCTAAATTGATTGTTGACATATTAAAAGCGCTCATCAAATTGATTCCAAAGATTATGGTAGCGTTTGTCAAATTTGTTATAACGTTCATAACGAAGATTATTCCGCTCATCATAAAGTTTATAATGAATATTGGGGTTATACTTGAGACATTAATTCATTATTTGAAGAATCCTACTGAGTTGTTCGGTTTCATCATAACTGTGTTGACGTTCATACCCGTAATGTTTATAACTATATTATATCATATACCGCTTGATAAAGCGTTAAAATTGGGCGATTTCTTTATGTATGTGCTCTTAATAATACCATACACAGCTTTGATGATCAGTGCTACTGTGTTTTATTGGCTTCCAATAAGATTGATCATAGAGTATTTTATCTTGGGTAGTTTAGATAAAATATTGAATGGTTCTATATCTAGTTTCTATTATAGGTATTTTATAGCCTGTGAGAATCCTCCAGATAGTTGGTATATGACACCTGGTTTTCATATCGGGAACAAGAACATAAGTAGGATATTCGCTTATAACAAGTGTCCTCAGGGATTTAAGCCGAATGGTATGTTTTGTGAGAAGATGCCTTATTTTGAACCAGCGTATTGCACAACTGCGCATATTTATAGAAAGTATGAGGGTAGTGAGGCACAGTTTAATGGTTTATACTTTCCAGGGAATTTCAACTATTCAAACGAATTCCTTAAGAAAAGCGCTTATAAACAAGCGGAGGATATAGAAGACTATAAAAAACAAGTGGCTGAGCATCATGCAAAGTGTGAGTCTGCGCATGAGGGTAAGGATACGTTAGTTAAGTCTATATGTAAGGGCTTGGCTGTGGATTCTGAGGCTGACATTAAGGGGTTGTGTCAGAAACAGTATTGTGCGCATACTAACGAGGCTTTTTGTCATCTGTTTGCGGATTCGAGTATAGAGAATAAGAATGGAAGTAGTAGTAACATATTGGCAATGGTGAGGATAATGGTGTTTGTCTTGATACTGATTATAGTGAGCGTATATTTCAATAAGAAAAAATAAGGTGGGTGATGATTTTTTTTAAAAATACAATGATGATGATTTTTAATTTTTAATTTTGAGAAAAAAGTTTTCATCATCATCATCATCCAAAATATATAATCATCCGATGTTCGCGCAATCCATATAGATCTCTCGTGGGATTTAATAACAGATTATCTAATACATTATATCATTTTCTTTAAACATTCATATTCACTTTATAGCAGATATAGCCTCTGGCTAAGATACCATTGTATTCATATACTTTTATAAAGGATTTCCATATACATTCTATTGAGAGATCCTTATACAGTTGTCGAAACATCCATATGTAAGTCGCGAACACTTCGGAGAGCTACACGAAGGGTTACGTATCTTTATAGTTCCATTGCTAATCAACTTCTATTTATTTGAATGATCGCTAACAGGTAGAGAACACTTTGTGGATATTCGGGACAATGATGATTTTTTTATTTTTGATTTTCCAAAAAACTTTTCATCATCATTTTGTTTGATGATTTTTTATTTTTGATTTTCCAAAAAACTTTTCACCATCATCATCATCATCATCATCCAAAATATTTATTTAATCATACTTTTTATAATGGTCGCATAATCTATATAGATCTCTCGAGGGATTCAATAACAGATTATCTAATACATTATATCAGTTTCTTTATTACGTAATATTGACTTTATAGGAATATATAACTTTATGTACTTTTATAAAGGATTTCCATATACATTCTATAGAGAGATCCTTATACAGTTGTCGAAACATCCATATGTAAGTTGCGAAGGTTCGCGCCATGCCTTGGTGATCAGTTGTTATTTAACTTCTATTTATATAATATGAAAGCAAAACACTAAAGCACACTTAGGGAACTTTGATGTTTTTTTTTGATTTTGATTTTGATTTTAGTTTTTCATCATCATTCTCAAAATAATTTATTTTACAAAATAGTTTTTCATCATCCTACTTCATAGT